AGACGGGCACGACCGTGGGGGCGGCGCCGCGGCCCCCCCGGGGGAGGCCGGGGGGCTCCCCGCCGAGGGGACGGGTGATGACTCCATTGTGATTGATGGGAGGTTGTACAGATTCCCATCCAGGTGGAGACGAGACGCAGAAGCTATGGGGAAGGACCTTGGCCTGTTCGTAAAGGGGATGTACCAATGAGCTATGAGTTCAAGACTGAAGATGCTTATGGATTGGCCAGGGCCATTGGGGCCGATATCCATGAAAAAGGGGACGAGCTATTTTTCAAGTATTGCCCCCAGTGTCGGGGAGGCGGAAATCGGGACAAGAATACATTTTCCGTGAATCTTAAAAGCGGTCTGTTCAAGTGCTTCCGAGCGAGCTGCGATTACCATGGACATTTTGTAGAGCTGGCAAGAGATTTTGATTATGACTTGGGTTTCGGTGAAAAGCGAGTTTACCGAAAACTGCCACAGAAGCCGGTAGTAGTTCGGAATGGAGCAATCGAGTACATGGCAAAACGGGGAATTAGCTCCGAAATTTGCCGAAAGTATGAACTGACCACTCGGACAGATAACAAGGACATTTTGGTTTTCCCCTTTTACGATGAGACTGGTACACTCCAATTTGTCAAATACCGCAACATGAAGTTCCGCAAAGGCATTGACAAAAACAAAGAATGGTCTGAGGCGGAAACTATGCCAATCTTATTTGGAATAAAGCAGTGCAAGGACTTTGACCGCCTGATTATTACGGAAGGGCAGATAGACAGCCTATCAGTAGCGGAATGCGGCTTTAACAATGCGGTTTCTGTTCCAACGGGGGCAACAGGCTTTACATGGCTTGCAAATTGCTGGGACTGGATTACAAAGTTTCATGATGTTGTGGTATTTGGCGATAACGAGCATGGAAAGATCACGCTGGCTGACACTTTACGGGCCCGCCTCCCACAGACGGTAAAGGTGGTTCGTAAAAAGGACTATCTGGGGGAAAAGGACGCGAATGATATTCTTCTGAAATATGGGAAACAGGCAATCAGGACGGCAATCGAAAACGCGGAGATACCCCAGATGGAAAATGTTAAAGACCTGGCTTTGGTACAGTCGGTGGACATCAACGCCCTGCCGAAAATCAAAACCAATATCCCGGATATAGACCGTCTGATTGGCGGATTGGTTATGGGACAAGTGATTTTGCTAACCGGAAAGCGGGGACATGGAAAGTCCACATTTATGAGCCAACTGGTCTGTGAGGCACTGGATCAACGAGAGAATGTATTTATTTACTCTGGTGAATTGGCTGATTATCACTTTAAACGATGGATCGATTTTCAGCTAGCCGGAACGGATTACATAAAGGCCATTCAAAATATCTATGGGGACTATGAATATACCATCGGGGACGGCGTAATTCGACAGATCAGTGATTGGTATAAGGGCCGCGCTTATATATACGACAATAACTGGCTTCCGGAGGATGGCGCGGAATTTGAAAGCCTTCCAGAAACCATTGAAAAAGTCATTAAGCAATACGGAGTTCGGCTAGTCTGCATCGACAATTTGATGACAGCTATGGAAACAGTTCAGGAAAACGATCAGCTTTATTTGGCACAGAGCAATTTTGTGGGTCAGCTTAAAAAGATCGCTGTCAAATATGATGTAGTTGTTATTCTGGTCGCTCATCCCAGAAAAAGCAAATTGGAGTTTGACAACGATGATGTGGCCGGTTCCGCAGACATCACTAACAAGGCCGACGTAGTCATGTCCTATGAGCGAATAGAAAATGACGATACATGTGATAGCAAGCTGTCAATTACAAAAAACCGTCTGTTTGGAAAATATGCCACGAAGGACAAAGCCATAAAACTGTGTTACAGCGAGAGGACAAAAAGAATTTTTCCTTATGGACTTTATCCAAGGCATTACGGGTGGGAGGATTATTTTCAGCCAGTGGAGGAGGAATTGCCACTATGACAGAACTTCCTTTTGAAAGAGCGGCCATGCGTGGAGAGCCGATGTCGGATAGTTTGGATTTTATTGATGCAGTAATGTATCAGGGTTTGGCAGCATTATATTTTAGATTTTTTCAAAAGGCGATTACGCAGGAACAAGGACAAATTGAAAAAAAGCACCTGATGAGAAAGTACACGGTAGAACGGAATTTGAAATCGTATGAAGATATTATGTACCGTTGGAACAGCGATTTAAGAAGATCAGTTGAAGCCGCCCAAAACGCCTACCGAAAAAACCGTACATTGGAGAACGCCGACAGGTTGAGTGCGGCGCTGGATGGGAGGTTGTGATGAATGAATACATACATTACGAACCATATGGACGATATTAAGCGTGCCCTGCTGGGCGACAAAGAGGCGACCAGACGGCTGACGGAGGCGGGGGTACTGCTGTCATGTCCGATGTGCGGCAAGGGCGGCGTACTCCACAGCATCGACAACTGCAAAACGATTTATGCCGTATGCCCCGTCTGTGGGCTTATGACAAGGGCTTACAAGGGGCACGAGAAAGCCCGCCTCGCCTGGAACACCCGCGCACCGATTTTGAGCGAGGAGGAGATAGAGATGCTGGATGGAAAGGAGGCCCAGCCATGAAGCGGGAAGAAGCGATTGCCCTTTTTGAAAAACAACTCACGGCGGCGCAGGTGGTTCTGGACAGCGGATTTGGGAGCAATCCGGGAGAGAACGACTTCTTGTACCGTAGACGTAAGGATATGGCCGAAATCGCCCTCGCCGCCCTCCGCCCCGTCGGCCGGGAGCAGGTGGAGAAGGTGTGGAGGGGTGAGTGGGAACTGCACGGTGGCGGCAAGAATGGCCGGGGCGGGATATGGCACTGTACGAGGTGCGAGAAAAGTTATCCCTACAAGAACGATTTTTGCCCTATGTGCGGTGCTCCCATGACGGACGAGGCCGTGGAGATGGTGATGAAGAGGATGGAGGCGCTGCATGAGATTACTGAGTGACATAGCGTGGATTATTCTTCTGACCATTACGCCGTGGTGGCTATTCGAGAGGTTACTATTGTCCGACTGTGAGCGGGCTGTGTGCAAGAGATTGGAGGCGCTGCAGGGTGAGTAGGATTCTGGTTGCAGTTCTTGCTTTAGTTGTTGGATATGCAATAAGTTGGGCTATTATAGTCGGCATTATCAAGCTGATTACAATGTGCTTTTCCATCGGGTTTTCTTTGCCCGTTGCCACTGGGATATGGTTGATCCTGTGCCTGCTGAAATTGGTTTTTCATAAGTCGGAAGGGAGGCACTGAACGATGGCAAGGGCAATTAAGCAAGGGCAGCATATTTTTATAGCGTTTCAAGATGGGGAAGCCGTTCTGGATAGTCAACTTCGTCCCAGAATGTACAAAAGCAGGGAGCAGTTTGAGAAATCATTCCCTGCATGGCGAGATGGCAAAGCGGAGCTCGTTGAGTATGCGCCCACCCTCACCCCGCCGAACGAGTGGGTGAGCGTGAATAAGAGGTTACCAGAGAAGCGAAAAGATGTGCTGGTACACTATGGGAATGGCCGCATTGGCATTGACTGGATTGATAGCACTCAATGCTTTGTGTTTGATGAGCTCTATGGGCGAGTCACCCATTGGCTACCAATCCCGGAACTGCCTGACCGCCGCCCGCCAGAGGGAGAGGACGGTGATGCCAACCATGCCTGAGCATATTTTGAGCCTCAGCTATGGTTAGCTGACAAGGATTCGTTGGCTTGTCTGGGAGCGATTGAGGAACTTGGATGGCCACTTGACCGGATCGTGCATGCCAAAGTTTGGGCCACAGACACCATCCCTGCCGACCTGCCGCCTATGGTGGAGTTTAAGGCGCACGTGGACAAAACCATCAAGGAGCGGTGGGGGATCGAGGTGGAGCATGTCAGGGGAAAACTCACCTATGAGCAGGCATTTTACCGAGTTTTGGGCGGGAAAAAGCGTCCAGGAGAGATATATGGCTGGCCATTTCCAGGCGGGCCTTACTGCAACAGTGATGTGAAAATGCCAGGGCTGGATAAGGTCGATGCAAAGGGAAACATCATATATCTGGGTATTGCAGTGGATGAACCCACCCGCTTCCACAGCCTCTCCGACAGCAAGCGGAGCCCTCTTGTGGAAGCAGGCTGGACAGAAGCAGATTGTCGCCGATGGTGTGAAGAGAACGATTTGCTATCCCCAATCTACACCACCGCTACCCGTGGAGGATGCTGGTTCTGCCACAATCAGAGTGTAGGACAGCTCAGGATTCTTCGGAAGAGCTACCCGGATTTGTGGGCGCTGATGCTCAAATGGGACAGCGACAGCCCGGTGACATTTCACGCAGACGGCCATACCGTCCACGACTTTGACAGGCGCTTCCAACTGGAGGATGAGGGGATGATCTATGCGGATGATAAAGTTTTCCGCTGGTCAATGCTGGTAGATGAACTAAATTACCGGCTGTTTTAGCCGGAGGGAGAGGAGGCCACCTGATGGACATTGAGAAGCTGATTGAACAGTTGAAGGATTTAAAGGCTTGTGCCTATGTCTATCATATCAACGGAGAAGTCCTTGGGATGAATTGTTCTGATTTTGAACAGGTCATGGTAGATGCCGCCACCGCCCTCTCCACGCTTCAGACCGAAAACGAGAAGCTGCGGGACGAACTGGAGAGATGCAGAGAAAAGAACGCTGGCCTTGCATTGGCATTGCTGACCGAGTGCGCACCGAATCCAGACTGTTTGGGGGATGATGAGTGGAAAGCAATCAAGGCCGAGCTGGAGCAAGTGAAGCAGAAGATGGATATTGCAATAGAGCAACTGCACGGCCATTGTCCAGCTTGCGCTCACTACACGCCAAATCATAATGAGGGGCTATGCCGATTTTGTTGTTTTGAGGTCGCACGGAACACAAATGTAGAGATTAATGATAACTGGAAATGGCGTGGCCCGAAGGAGGTGTGAGCATATGCCGTTATGGTATTTGAAATATTTGAAGGGGAGGACTGACATGAAGCGGCTTTGATGCGGTCATTTGACACCTGGAGATTTAGGCAAGACCGTTTTCTTGACCCGCGAGGAGGCCGCACTACGGAGGGAGCAGGATGAACATCGGGGATAAGGTAGTCTGTGTGCTGAGTGGAGTATGTGGGGTTATAGTTAAAATTTATACCCCTACTGCCAGCGCACCACAAATTATGGTTAGAACAGGAGACGGCAGGCTATATCATGCCCCGTACAATACATGGAGGAAACAGGAATGAAGGAGTACATCAAGAGAGCGGCAGTTGAAACTATGCTTGAAAATGCCCAGATTATCACGGATGGAGAATATTGTGGATACTGTACGGAAGATGTGCGACTAAATAGTATCCCTGCCGCCAACGTTGCGGAGGTGAGGCACGGGAGATGGATACCAAAAATTAATCATACTTATATACCCGTTGAATATGACGAGAATGGAATTCCTGTTCTCCATGAATACATTTCCTATCGTTGTAGCTTATGTGGCAGAGAGGAAGCGAAAGAAGAGCCATATTGTCACTGCGGTGCTTTGATGAAGGAGGACGAGCATGGGGCTGGGTGATGTAGACAAACTGCTTTACCATAAGAGAAAGGTTATGTTTTTTGGATTGGACCCAGATGATGAGTGCTGGGGGTTCGCTGTGCCTGTGGAAGAAATTGATAAGGCTCCCACCATCGACGCCGTGCCTGTGGTCAGGTGTCTAAATTGTAAATATAAAGGGGTTTTATGGAGGGAAACGATTTGTGAACATCCTAACGGTATGTTACATAAAGTAAAACCTGATGATTTCTGCTCCTACGGCAAGCGAAAGGAGGCCGAACATGATAAACACCCATCCGACCCGGTGTAATATCTGCGGCGGGTCTGTCACTTATGGCTCTAATGCTCGCGTATATAGTCGGGAGTATGGGAGCGGCTATTGTTATCTCTGTGAGCGGTGTGGGGCCTATGTGGGGACGCATAAGCCCCGCCCACGGGAAGCCCTTGGACTGTTGGCAGACGAGCCGATGCGGACAGGAAAGAAGATGTGCCACGCTATCTTTGATAGTTTCTGGAAAGGGAAGCCGAAAGCGGGAAAGAAGCGGCATGATCTGTATGGATGGCTGGCCCACGAGATGGAAATACCAGTTGAGGACTGCCATTTCGGCTACTTCGACATCGGCCAGCTTAGGCGGGCGTACATCATCTTGAGAGGGGTACAGCATAAGCAGATGAAGAATGAGAAATTCCTGCAAAACATAGAATGGGTGAATATGGG